GGTTAAATGATGAATAACATCACCTTCAAAAAATAATGCTACATGATTTAAAGTTGGGTGCAATATGCTCATAAGTAATACATCTCCATCTTGTAACTTTTCATCAGGTCTAAGTTCTCTAAAATTAGTTCGCCAAGCACAATCTTCAAACAGAGGTTTATTATTAAATTCTTCTAATGTAATAGGTCTTTCCCAATCTCTAAGTTCAATATTTTTTTCTTGTTTATACCAATCTCTTACTAAACTCCAACAATCTGTAATACCCCAAACCCATTGACGACCTAATAATGGTGGTTTGTATCCACATGGTTCTAAATAAGCCCATTGCTCTGTTTTAGGATTAACAATATACCACGGTAAATTACTATCTTCGCAGCTAATCTTATCTGCCTGACTAGGAGTGGGAGGTGTTATAGGGTGGCTATGAACTACTCCAACTATTTCTCCTGTATTATCTGCCTTTACATAATCTTCTGGGTCGATAATAAAACATTGATGCTCTGTCATTGAAAGATTACGACAGGGATAGTATCTTTCTTTACCTTTTACATTCAAAAGCAAACCACAAGATTCTTTTGGATCTTCTCGTTGTGCATGAAGTAATGCTTTATATTTCCAACTCATTGAACAAACGTACCGATAGAAGGAAAGATTGAACGAGTGGCTTGACGGCCTGGGATACGAACTCCTGCAAGATCCGTTGGTGCTGCAAGTTCAAATTCAACAATCTCTCTAGTTTCTGTTGCTTTACGATCTATTGAATATACCTCTTGCGGAAACTCAGCAGTAGGATCTGCTGTGGCATTTGTTCCATCAGCAAAATTAACAGCATCAATAAATTTAGCTAATGTTCTAATTCTTGTAACAGTAGCTCCTGTAAGATCATTACCAGCAGTTGTTTCATTAACAGATAAAAGTATTGATGAAATTAATCCTGTAGCATTACTGATAGCTATTTTAGGTCTAGGTAATTGTCCTTTTTGAAAAGCAAAACCTGATGCTTGTACAGGAAATCTAAGATACTCATTAGTAGCCCAAACTATTTTTCCATTTGCATTTAAGTTACTTCCAGCATGAAATCTATATATTGTATTTGCACCATGTAATGCAGTAGATAACTGAAGAGTAAATAACTCAATAATCGCTGATGGATTTATGTCCTGTAGACTACTAAATACTGATGCGTTTACTGACATTACGATGCTGGTTCAAATACTTGTCTAAAAGTGGCTTGGATAGTAGCTCTATTTTTGAATGGTATTGATTTAGTCCAGTTTTCGCAAACAAATTTAAAGTTTGAAGCAGTTTCTCCAGGTAAATGTTCTGAAGGAAAATCAAAACTATCACTATCATTTGCTCTCGCATCTAAAAATGTTTCTATCTCATCTGCCTCTGTTTCTGATACGTTATAAGTAAAATTAAAAACTTTTGGATTTTGATGTTGTGCGAGGCCAAATAATATGCGGTGTTCATAGCCATCAGCAAAACGAACAGTGCGAGTTAATGGTGCAGACCGTTTCTGTTGTCCGTATGTAGGTTTTATTGAAGGAAATGTAGCCATTATGCAAGTAATCCTCCTGGTCTTTGTTGTTGTATTATTTCAGATTGTACTGCAACTGAGATAAGACGACCAAGCTCTCTACCTTGATCTTCGTCACCTTCAACAGAAGAACCAGAAGCATCTACATTTACAACTATATTTGTTGAACCCATAGGACTAACTTGACCTCCAACAGCACCAGGAGTAAACATCTCAGGACCTTTTTCTCCAACTAAATAAGATTTACCTTTTTGGGCATACCCACCATTAGCAAAAGAACCAGCACTAATTAAACTTGTATCAAATCCTGTACTAAAAACATTATCAGTTATAAAAGGAGCAGCATTTAAAGGCCCACCACCAAAAATATTTCCAAGACCACCAGTAAACATCCCAAGAAATCCTCTTGATATTTGTGAAGCCATCATTTGTGCAGCCATATCTAAAAAATGAT